GCATTAGAACACAAGCGGGCTTTAGCCCAGCGTTGCTCTTGAAAATTCTGAACATTCGCAGTGGGAAAAGTTTGGTTATCGGTTACAGCGTTGAAGCCGAAAAGAAAAGGTGGCACTGTTTGGTTCACACTACCGATTTGGTCCACAGTTGCTGGCCACACACGAGTAGTGATTTTAATTCCCCTAATACGATAATATTCATACAAATTTGACAAAGCATAAAGATTCGGAGTAGTTCCAAAAGCATTCACAATATTCTGCATCGAATTAAACGGGAAACTGCGAACCACTAAATTATTCGTTGCCGCCAGCACATTTACCTGTTCTCCCTTTACAAAATACAATTTAACCCGCGTACGGTCTCCGAAAATATTCCGGGCCCTAAAACGCGTTGTCGTGATACGTTGCATCCCGCGGGAACGGCGATACGATCTTTTTCCCCGGCGTTTTCTCCTACTATAAGACCTCTTGTAAGGCATTCCAGTTTATTTCAACAAGTGGAGGACCAGGGGTATCAAAAGGACGAGGTGTAAGAACAGCTGCAGCATAGGCCGCATAAGAAGGAAATGATGCGAATTGGTTCGGAAGGGGTTGCCAGAAGACCCGCGTTATCCGGCGAAAAATCGCAGAATGGTCCGACCCGGTTACTTCCTCTTTCCACCAGGTGTCGGGTTCGGAATTGGTGGTGATGAAGAAGTGCTTGGCCGCCAAATTACATGTAGTCCCTTTGATTTCCACTCGAAGGGGGTATCGGTCGACACAAAGTTTAAAGTCTGTGAAAGTTGCTGAATGTCCTCGAAAATCGTCCCATATGACAGCTCTCTCTCCCCTATATCCGTCCCACCACTTCCCAGGGAACTTTCGAAAGACTCCGTCGATTCCGTAGAGGCAGTCAGCGAGTCCACGAGAGAGGCGGCTTTTGCCAGTTCCGGGAGGTCCGATGAAAAGCCAACACAGGGTTTCTTCTTCGGCGGAGCGTGGTTGAATTTGCGCAGCGTCGTAGTTCTGGACAAGATTGGGATAGCGGAGGAAGAACTCGAAGTACTCATTTGCGTAGTCGGCTTGTCGCAGTCCATCCTTCAGAGCAGAATGAAGCCCGGCTAGGTCGGTCCGGCGGCCCTGACCTTTTCCGGGAAAAATACCAATCTCCACGTGCTCACCTATTTTTGGGATTTTCGAACAATACACCCGATTTTGCTCAGGGGTGCCTTTGGCGACCTCCCAGTGAGCCTTAGGAAGTAAAGCAGATGTTTGAGTACGTCGCAAGCGCTCCGAGAACATTACATAGCCTTGGAAGTGGGGTGTGCCATTTTCGCCTTCTTCAAGTTGATAAATAGCATAAACGAGCTCCTCACGCGTTTGTAAGGCTTCCGCCACCTCAAGTTCGTCAATAGCAGGGTTATTGAGGGTAAAGCACCAATTTTTTCCTTGAGCCATCAGTGTGATGAAGTTGCTTAGGTAATAGTGGGATGACCCCGTCACATCCCGGGCTAAGCAACTTTAGGAAATTTCCCGGAAATTTTTTTTCTATATACGGTCTCCCTTTAGTAACGCAGATTTTTTCGAACACGTATTCACGCTCGCGCTTCGCTGCCGCTAGGGGCCTTCGGCATTTGACTCCTTACGCCATGCCAAGACGGTTCGGCTATACAGGCCACCAAAAGTACCTAGGCAGAGGACGATATGAAGTAGGTACCGGTATGATCGTTCAAACACAATACAGAGCTAGAAATAGACTCATAATAGTTGCGAAAGATCTCGGAATTCGAAGACCTGAATCTATGTCCAACAGTACACTTCGTAAGGTCATCGGATTAAAGATAAACACATTGTTAAATAAATAAAGCGAGTTTAGACTTGAAATGCATCATTTTATTCAGTAGTAGGGACTTTGCCCCAAAATTCGGCGTAAACAGTTACTCTATGGAGAAGTGCCACATTCACATTTGCCGCGAGGGGGTCTCCAGTCATCGTAAATAGCACTTGTTGTAGTTCTGGAGAATTCGAAGGGGCGTTATAAGTAGGGGTGCTTCCCTGGTTTACGGTGCCGATAAAGGTCGTGTCATTTCTTGTCACTCTGTCGGGGCCGTACACTTTGTTCACAGAATAATACACGGATACAGTTGCGGGCTTTGCTCCTTGATTCGCATTAGAACACAAGCGGGCTTTAGCCCAGCGTTGCTCTTGAAAATTCTGAACATTCGCAGTGGGAAAAGTTTGGTTATCGGTTACAGCGTTGAAGCCG